CCGTCACCCCATTTAGCACCACTTGCATAGGCATCTGATACCCAACCTTTTTGGAAAGTATCAAAAGTAGAACTTCCCTCATTGAATGCATCACCTATTGACTTGTATTCTTGTTTATTGCTTGCCGCTTCTGCGGATTTTGCCGCATAGTCATCTGCTGCATTGGTGATTCCTGAATAATCAAAGTCTACAAATGGCAAACTGTTCAATGCATCACATATTCCAGCCACAACATTCAAAACAGTTGAAAGCAAGTCATACCACCATGACTGCACTGAACAAATGGCATTATGGAATGCGGTCATAATATTTGAACCGAGTGCGGCAATGGCATTCCCGATTCCCAAAGCAATGTTTGCTATCTCCAAGCCTAAATTCTTAAAAAACTGAATTACAACATTTACACCACCAGTAATTACACCAAAGGCGGTTGATGCAGTTCCACCCATGTTAGCAATGTGGTTTGCCACTGCAACTATTACTGCAATCAAAGCAATAATCAAAAGAATAATCCATGTCAACGGACATGAAAGTAATGCGGTATTCAAACCATACTGTTCAGCGGTTGCAACTGCGGTTGCACTTGCTTCTGCTCCGGTTGCTGCTGCATGGGCAAATGATGCAACTGCTAATGCAATTTTTATACCAGTTGAAATCATTTCTATTGCTTTAACCACTCCCATAATGGCATAATAAGCAGTTAATGCGGTAATTACACCATATACAAGCGGACTAATTGTTGACCAATTATCAGAAATAAAAGTTCCAACTGTTCCAGCCATGTTGAAAATATCCAATAGTACACCGGAAAGTGTTGCCATTGCATTGACTGCATTTGTTACGAATGTTTGAAAACTTTCACTGTTCGCTAAATCATTTAATCTTTGCAGCACTGGTTGAAACGCAATTAAAGCAGTATTTTGAAAAGACTGCCATAACTGCCCCCATGTCTGCGGCATAGAATCAAACTTTGCGTTGATGTCATCTGTTGCTGCAAAGATTGCAGCCTTTACAACATCCGCTGAAAGTTCCCCTTCTGATGCCATTTCCCTGATTTTACCAATCGGTACATTCATGTAATCAGCAATATTCTGTATCAGGTTTGGTGCTTGTTCAAAAATACTGTTCAATTCATCACCACGCAAGACACCTGAACCAAGTGCCTGTGACAACTGCAATTCTGCATTGGCTGCTTCTTGTGTAGATGCCCCGGCAATCGTCATTTGCTTTTGAATCAAATTTGCAAACTGTACTACTTCGGCTGAACTACTGAACGCATCTTTTGCGTTATTACCAAACCGAGCAACCACATCAGCCATATCACTGAATGAACCCCTTGCATCTTGTGCAGCAACATAGACCATATTCACCAAATCTTCTGTGGTCTGCACTCCATCATTCATCATGTCAAGTCTGGAAGTGGTCTGTATTAGTTCATCAGATGCGTTCAATGCACTTTTTACAGTTTCGACAGTCGCATATGCAGCAACCGCCTTTTGTATGGTCTGCATTAAACCATTCGCTTGTGTTGTACCTTCTTGAATTGCCTGATTAAAAGTCCCTTGTTCATTTGTATTGTCCCGGATATATCGTTCTGTATTACTAACAGTTTGGGATAAACGCAAATACGCATCATTAGCAGCAGACACATCCATATCTTGCATTGCCTGATTCAATTCTTCCTGTTGTGAAACTGCCTGATTCAGTTGTGAACGCAACTGTTCCAATTCCTGATTTGCCACATCTGTCCCTATATTCATAGGATTATCTTCAATCTGTTGAATGCGGTTTCTTACATTATCAATCCGAGCCGCCAAACTTGTCATATCCCTTTGTGCATTTGGTGATAATACATCAGAATTGGCGGCTTGTCTTGATATTTCATTTTGTGTATTACTCAACTGTTCAAGCATAGCATTAGCACTTTGAACCTCTTGCTGGTATCTTTCAACACCTGAATTGCTGAACACATCCAAATTATCAGATTGCCACTGAATAGGTTGTTGAACTGGTTCAGCAGATGGTGTTGGTTGTGCAGCCGGGGTAGATGGTGACCCAATATCTTGCATTGCCTGATTCAATTCGTCTGCCGCAATCGTTGCTTGATTAAGTTGTTCCCTTGCCGCTTCTATGGATGTTGTACTAATGTCAGCATTCATTGCTTGTGACATTTCTTCCATACTTGCTACTGCCATATTTACTGAATTGATGATGCCATAAAGAACACCTGAAAACTGGTCATTCAGTTCAATGCCAGTACGAATTGATGCCATCTGAATCACCTACCTTTCTTTGCTTTTCGCTCTGCTTCTTTTTTTTCTTTCTTTTCGTTTTCAATCCTTATCTGAATACACGCAATCATGAATGCTTTTTCCTGTTCATCCATTTCAAGATATTCAGATGGTCTAATGTGTAATTTATGAAGGGCATAATATGCATAGTTTGCATCTGCATCCCCTTCATTTATGAGTTTTTTGCTTCATCCACCTTTTCATCAAGAGTTTCATCAAAACCATTGAATTTCTGAATCCATGCGGTCAATTCCGCATACTCTCCCGGATTATCCACGATTGCATATACCAAATCTTCTGGTGTTTTTACTCCATAACTATTCTGTAATTCAGCATCATACAGATTTGGAACAACCGTTGAATCAACAATCATATTGCACAAATATTTACTTGTCAGCAGTTTTTGTCTGAACATATTTGGCTTTCCGGTAATAGGTACGTCAATCGTACACTTTTCACGCAAATCCTCATTCTGTTTTGTGGTCAAGTGCTGAAATTCCCAACGCAACGGACTTCCATCGCTGCCAACCATGGACTTTGTTGGGGCATATTCCTCATTTTCTTTTACCTTTTTGTTTTGTTTCATAAACTGACTAAATTTAGACATTTTCACTCAATCCTTTCCATTTATACAAGTAATGTTAAAAACCCCTTATATGACCTTATATGAAGGTCACAAAAGGGGTTCTGTTACAACCTTATACTGCTTTTCTTATTCGTTTGAAAGAAAACCCGTCAACTCTGCAAACTCTGTTGGCATGGAGAAATCTTCAAATGTTCCCTCAATTTCCTCATCCAAGTATTCACCATCTGCATCAAACTTAGCAAGCACACCACCATCTGTATTACAGTCAAGTAAACAGATTTCTTGCTTTCCGGCATCAGATGTTGGGTCATCATTGATAATTTGCATTTCAAAGTAGACATCTTCGCCTGTTTCTTTATAATCTGCCAATGCCCTACGCAATACGGACTGATTATAATGTGCAGTGCCGGAAAATGTACCTTCCATGCCGACTGACTTATGACCAACCATCAATGCACCAAGCCTTGGCACTTTTACTTTGGTCTTGTCAACCTTTGCTTCCATGTCAATCATCTGCATAAAGTTATAACGATTTTCATTGATGGTCAAATAGCATTCAGCCAACTTTGCCGCAATAGTGTCTTTTGCCGCCATAGTAATATTGTTTTTTGTTTCATCTGCCATTTATTTCACCCCTTTCTTACTGTACAGTGTTGGTCATGTACATTTGTGACATAGCATTGACAACCGTAATAACACTGTCAACCACAATGGATTTTTTTGTGTTACCCTGATTGACCACCACATCTGAATCACTGAAATTCTCAATAGCACCTAACTTCAACAATTCCTGACGGATTTTTACCAAATCCATCCATAATGCAGTTCTGCCAGCGGCATTGTTTGGAACTTTGCCACGATATTTATTGTTAAAGCACAATGCATCATCATTTCCTAACTGGTCAATCACCCGGATAGTCTGATTTTCTTTGAAGATGTCCCCACAAGTATCTGTGGTTGTAACCAATGTATTGATGTCAACCAACACTTCAATGTTCTCATCCACATTATGAAGAACAAATTCACCGTTTTTGATTGCTTTTTTCAAATCAGCCTGTGTATATGATGTATCAACAGTAAACTCACCATTATACTTTGTTGCTTCCAAAGAGGATTGCACCGGACAGCTACACTGTTTTCCAGTCACCCAATACACAAGGGATGCTTCTGACCAACCATCATCAGTGGTTTTGTTCTTAACACTGATAACACCAAGGTAATCCGCAAGATTCTGATAAGTAACCAACTGAAAATTGATACCCTCATCATCACGCAATCGTTTGTTGAACGCATTGAACAAACTAATGATACTTTTCTCTGTACTGACAATACCCATGGTGTTGTAACGGTATGATTCAATCTTGTCTGCATAACTCTGATAAGAATCTCCTGTTACTTCCCCATTTGTACCACCACTCAAAGGTGTTCCGGCTGTCAATTCCAGTTCTTTGTCTGATTTGAATGTCACATAATCATTTGCAACCAAATCAGCAGCATTTGCAACTGTCTGTTCATCCACCTTTGTTGTACCCATATAGGTCAGAACATCAAACATATTTTCTTGGTCTGCGTTTGTCTGAACAACAATTTTCAGTGAATTTCCACGCACACCACTATATAATGCAGTTGCGTAATCATTCTTTGCTTTCTGACCATTACCATTCAAACGATATGCATACAAGGTCTTTGCTCCAATGAATAAATCACGCAATCCCTTCAAACGCTCATCACTATACGCATATCCGAGCAAGGAAAGACTATTCTTCTGAAAATCCTCACTGGTGACTGTAAAGACTTTGTCATCAGCACCCCAGTCCAGTTCAAGGGGCATTGTACAGATACCCCTATCTGACAATGTAGCAGTAGCATTTGCAAGGCTTACATTGTTGATGTATGCACCGGGCAACTCTTTGTTCTGTGAAATCCAATTTCCACCACCTAATGCCATTAGTTTTTCACCTTACCTTTCAAAAATTTTTCAATTTCATTATCAACAGTTTCAAAAGTGTACTTTTTGCCATCATCAAGCAAGGCTTCCACCAAATCCTTTCTATTTGCGTATCTATCAGACTGTACAATCTGTTCTTTGGTGAACTCTGATTGAACTTTCTGAACCGCATCATTTTTTGATTTTGCTGCCATCTTTTCACCTAACCTTTCATTCAGCCTTTTGTGTAATGCTCATATCTTCCATTGGTGTTTCTTCCTCTGTTTTGTAAGCAAAATAATCATAGTTCACAAAGAAATTCAAAACACCGCCAGATACTTCATATTGCATTTTTGTACCACGTAGCGGTACACCATCAACATTCACGATTTCCAAACATTCCGTCATGCTTTCAGCAACTTCCAAACATTCATGCTGTTTTGCATTTGATTCAGGAAAATACTGAATACAGAAATTGTTTGTCCTGAAATACCTTTTCCCAAGAAACTGTTTATGTGTTGGGTTCAGACAAGCAATAAAAAAACAAGGCTCATTCAAGTCTTGCTTTATCTCATCATCAAATATTTCATATCGTTCACCAAATGCATCATATAATGCGGTACTAATTCCGGCAATTATTGAATTTATCACTGAAATGCACCCCCTAAAAACTTTTTTAACTTGTTTTCCAGTACCTTTGGTGCAATTTGTTCAAGTTCCTGTTCAGATATAGTCATCATAAACTGACCTTTTACCCATCCTTTGTGGTTGGATGTCCTGTGACCATATTCAACATAACTTGCGTACTCCACTGGATTTACAATCTCAATCACATAGGTATCTCCGAAGTGATTCACTTTCAGGGTATCAACAAATTGTGCCGCACCCCTTGTGTTCAATCCCTCTGAACCGCTGCCCTTTTGAGAAGTCCATCCCCTTCTTAAAGTACCGCCTTTTTTACCTGACCCTTTTGGGTACTGACCAACTGGTGTCCTTTTTATAACCTTTGCCAATAGTCTTGCAGCAAGTTCCTTTGCACATGATTCACAAAAAGCATTGATTTCAGCATCATTTTGAAGTTTATTCAAATTCTGCTGTAATCGTTTCAAATCACCCGAACTAAAACCGCCCATTCTTGCCATTATGCCCAATCCTTAAAAAAGTCAAGCATTATTTCTTGGTGCGTTTGGTAGACAGCCGGGACACCGCTATATGTGTAGTCATTGGTTACACCGGATTGTGTAACCGTTATTTTTGACCCCGGCTTTATTTTGATGTCAGGTGATATGAATAATTTGGTTGTTTGCGTGGTGCTTGCTGCTGATTCACTTTGTATTACTGCTGCAATACTTGAAAATGACAACTTGCATGGTTGACCTTCCAATACAGTTACATCTTCATACTCTGTCAACTTTGTTTTTTCGTTTCTTACCTTCTGATGCTCAATAACAGTTGCTACACCATCATAGGTGCTTTCTAGTGCTTTCCTTGCAGCCATTCTTGCTACATCAATAGCACTTACCATTTCAACCGCCTAAAAGAAGAATATTCTTCTTTTCCATATGTCAGAAGGTAATTGATAAATGTGGTCAATCGTTGTTCAGGGGTTAAACTTCCATCACCAGTACCAAAGGAAACAGTTGTGTCACCTTCCTTTATTTCTTTGACCGCAAGTGTCAAATCTAAACCAGTGAGGTCATCAGGGGCAAAGGTTTTTTTAACAAGTAAGAACTCTCCAACTGCCATATCAATAGCAATGTGTTCCAGTCCTTCCGGTACATCTTGCCAGTTCACTTCATTTTTGATTGTACTGCGAACTTTTTCAAGGCAAAAGGTCAAGGATAGTTCATCACCTTCCTTGACCTCATATCCAAATTCAGACAAGCGTTGTTTTAGTGCATCAACATCAAACATTCCAATCACCAGCCTTTACTTATCCGCTGTTTTTCTGCTTCTACGTTTAGGTTTTGCATCTTCATCTGATTCACTGTCAACATTTGTTTCAGATTCATCAGGGAATGCATCCGGTTCTGATTCATCAATAACTTCATCTGATTCACCAGTTACCTCATAACCTAATTCTTTCAGTTTTTCCACAAGTTCAACATCATTGGTTTCAAGAATGCCTTTATTGAACTTGCAAAGTGGTTTTTTATTTTTTTCATCCCACAACGTATTAGCAGTTAAAGGAATCTTTTTCACTGTAAACATAGTCCGTCACCATCCCTTCTAATTATTTTACTTCCAGATTCTTAATTGCACCATGCAAAAATGCCGGGGCATGGGCAAGTCCAATCTGACCATAAATCTGAATCTTATCGGATGCACCCTCTTTTGCAAGTGGTTCTTCAAAGAAATTACCCTTTCCCGGTACTGGTTGAAATACCGGGGCAATGTGTGCAACATCCGCAATTAAGAGAGAATCCGCTTTGATGAATGGGTCAAACACAATACCCACTTTGCAGAAATCACTTTCAATCTGCACAATGTTCATTCCGGCAATATTCTGTGTCATCTGCATTTGTGCTTTGAAGAAATCAGCATACAGATTAGTGATTGCCTGTTTAATATGGGAGTTACAGAAAAGTACCATATTACCAAATGCAGCACCATTGTCTGCCATTTCTTTGAATAACTGGTCAAGCAATGTTTTACTTAAAGCAGCACCACTTGCATCAATAGATGTCCCGGCATCAGAAGTACAAAGTTCAAGCATTCCACGTGTTCTGTTTGCAGTACTTCCATCCTCTGTCTTATTGTAAGTACCGTTTAAGAAAGAATACTCAACATCACGAGCAATCTTGACCAACTTCTGCTGGGTCTGCCATGCTTTTTCATCATTTGGATTTGCAGTCTGATTTGCACTGTTTAATCCTGACAGTCTGCCACTGTTTGACTGTTTTGCATAGGTCAAATCAATGGTTTCCTGATGAATCTGCACCACGTTTGTCTGCTGACTTCTTGCAATATGAGTTGCGGTTGGTGCTTTGACGGACGCATTTTCTGAAATATCCGGTTGTGCTGCATCAGGAAGGTCATAAACAACCCCTGTCTGAAATTCATAGTTGTCTGTCTGTTTTCCCCCAGACAAACCACCAATCATTGAAAGAAATGGGGTCTGTGTAGGGGATGCAGTAAATAAATCACCTGCATAGTTTGGTAAATTATAAGTATTACCTGTACCTGTTACTTGTGGCATAATTTGTCACCTTACCTTTCTTTTCATAAAATTTTGAATGCTTAAATCAAAACAGTGCCATTGTCTGTAAAGGCTTCCTGTTTGATTTTGATAACTTCTAACTGGTTACCATTCTTCCTTGCTTCCGCAAGTCGTGCTTCATAACCAGCCTGTTTGGAATCTGGAACAGTTGTGGAATTACCCGGTTGGAATCCGGTAAATGTCTGCTGTTGGTTCTGTGATTGTTCAACCTCTTTGAACATAAACTTTGAACCCTCATCACCTTTTAACTTTTCAATCTGTTCAGCCAGTCCCTTGACTGTACCATCATCAGAAAGTTTTGCATCTGTCAGTTCCAACAGTGCTTTTGTTGCCTTGATATTCAATGCACCTGAATCAGTCAATGCCTTTTCAACTGCTGCATCTACTTTCAACTGCTGCATCTCTTTCGCATGGGCATCTGCCTGTGCTTTATTGTCTGCTTGCAAGGTTTCAATCTGTTTTTTCAAATCCTCATTATCACCAACAGATTTTTTCAACGTTTCAATCTGCTTGTCACGTTCAGTCACTTGCTTTGTAAGGGCATCATTTTCTGTTTTCAGGTTTGTGACTTCTGCCCCGGCAACTGTCTTTGCATTTTCAATGTCACTACCATTGATGCTGATAATTGAATCAATCTGTTCCTTTGTCAAACCTAAATCTTCTAACTGTTTTCTTGTCATGTTACTATCCATCCTTTCAATTACGTTTTTTACGTGTTCACTCACACATGATTGTTTGGGTGTTGCGGTTTTACGTCTTGACCAACTCGACAAATAGAAAAGACACCCTTGCGGATGCCTTTTCCGTCACTTAACCCATGTGACCGGGAGATAATTTAGACCACCTTGCCTTTCTTACACATCAACCCTGATTTCTCTTACATGGTCAATGTTGTAAATACCAACCCACTGTGAACCCTTGATGACAACAAACACCTTGCCATCATACAGATAATCAGTGTACTGTTCCTTGTTCCAACAGATATATGTTCCGTTGGTCATAGTAATTTGTAACATTGTCCGTTTCCCCCTTTCCTGACAGCATATAACTGCCATATTTCAATTATTTTCTATTCAGTGATTATTTGTTCCAGACACGAAAAAGCACCGCCTATTTGACAGTGCTTTCATCCTTTGATTCCTTCATGTACTTTTCAAATTCTTCCCTGATGTCATCTGGAGCATCATCTGTCAGATGCCAATTATCAGGTTCAGGAACAAAATAAGGACTGTTCCAAAAAGTTGGCATAGCCTGTGACATTTATTTCACCCCTTTCAGATATTCTTCTAATTGTTTACCAAATTCTGCTGCAACTGGTCTTGGTTCATCCGCAAGCATATATTCAGAAAAACATTCTGCAAACCATTCTTGTGCATCTTGTGTTGCATAACCACTAACTGCACTTTGAATATCACTAATTTTAAGACCACAAGCCTTCATTACTTTTGGTCTTAGATTAGCAGACACAATTTTTGCTTTCCATCCATTAGTTGTACCCGCTGCTATTTCAGTATATGTCAAATAATCATCAATCGCATGACCTAACTCATGCATCACAACAGAATCCACATTTAATAGTCCCTTTGGATGAAAACCAGCCGCTTCATCAGATGCAATGGATTTTGTTAGTTTGTTAATGTCACCATAAAACTTTGTATTGACTGTTATACCACCATGCCCTATACCAAACATACACTGTGCATAAGTTGTACCGCTAAGTTGTGCGGAATTGACTGCATTAAGTTTACCTTTCAGTTGTGGAAATTTATCAAATACCGCTTCAAATGGGCGGTACACTGCTTTTGCACAATCAACACTGACACCATTTAATGATATACCATCAACAGACCTGATACGATTTCCACCAACGTCTATTTCATGAAACCAATCATCATGTGATTTGAACAGTTCAACCACTTCATCAGTGGTTTTACATTCATCAATGTTCTTTAGTGTTTTCCCTTTCATTGTATCATCAGATTTGACTTCTTGCAATCCTGATTTGTCACCACCACTAACAAAAGACTTCTGCCAATCCTTATAACTCATGTCAGCCGGAACATGATAAGTTTTTCCATCCTCACCCCTTGCAGCACGTTCCCCTACACTGCCAAAGTTATCATCAAAGTATGGTACAGTGGTACTTCTGCAATACACATGAAATGGTGGTGCAGTAACACCTACTTCCCATTGTGACATAGGAAAGTGCTTTCCATCCATATCTTGACAAATTTCAGAAGTATGGGAATCCAGTGTTGCAACAATTTCAAATTGTTCAACATCCAGTTCAGCAAAACAATCCTTTTGTGCTGCACTGCTAAAAAAGGCTTCTTCTGTCATCACTAATCGTCCGGCAACATTCTTTGACGTGTTCATTTTCCGGGCAATCTCATCAATAGCCTTTTGTGGGTCTTTCCCCAGTATGATGTTTTGTGTCAAAGTTTGATTCATTTCATTTATCAGTTTTTGACGATTCCCCCATACTCTTTCACTGAAATTTTTACCATCTGATGCCCATGGTTTATTGATGACCTTTGAAATGGTCTTGTCATCCAGTGCTGCAAAGTCCCACCCAACACCAAAACCTTTCTGTACTTCAAATGCAGTATGATAATAACCGGATGTGTAGATATTCCGCATTGCAGAATCAATGGAATCCAATTGATTACCAAACATTGCTTCCATGCTCTGTTGTGTTTGCAGTTTCAAGGCTTCCAGTCTTGAAATATGATACCGGGCAGATGCGTTTTCTAACTGCTTCGCCCATGTACCGTTGATGGCATTTTCTTCACCATACTGGATATACTGGTTGATGTCCCATTTCAATTCTTCCAGTTCTTTTCCTGTCAGCATTTTCCGGGCATCTGCCATTGACACATTATTGTTGTCTGCAAATCTCTGATACCATGAAGAAATCTGACTTTCAATCTGCTTTTGTGCTTTTCGGTATTGCTTTTCAATGTCCGCATAGCACTGAACCCCCATCTGATTCTGTGATTGTTCAAGCAGTTCAAACCGTTTTTTCCAGTATGTAGCATTTGGCATTATTCATCACCGCCTTGGTTATCATCCGGGTTATCCCCTTCCTGATTCTGCTGTTGAAATGGATTATATTGTGCAATCATTTCTTCTTGTGCTTTTTTCTTTTGTTCTTCCAACCTTTTCATTTCCAGTTCAGGGTCATCCACCCATGGATGTTGACCAATGATAGTTTCATCAGATAAGATGCCAACCGATTTATTACAGTTGTCAATGATTTCTGATTCATTCATCATAATATCCCGGTTGAAAATGACATTGACTTGCTCATTTTCATAATTGCCTTTTCCAGTGTTGGCAAAATGTGCATTGACAAACCACAATATATGTTCAAAGGCTGCTTGATACTCTGTTTCAGTATCATTGGCATCCAAATCTATATCAGAATACATAGATTGAATATTCATCTGATTGGCATTACCACCAAGACGGTCATCCTTTGCATCATAACCCATAGCATTTTCAATCAAGGCTTTCTTGAATATTTCAATGATTGTTTTGTAGTTATCTGCATTAACACTGATTTCAAGTGTTTCAACACCGCCCTTTGTATCACCATCATACCTGACCTTTACAGCACCATAGGTTGCAAGGTTCTTTCTGAACTCCCCCAAATTAGTACCATCATAGTTTTTCAACACTAAAATGGTATTTCTTGCGTCCTCTTGCATATTGTTTTCAAAATCAGACAACATGATATTGATACCATCTTGCAGTGACTTGACATTTTTCAGCAATGGCATTTCCAATTCATTCCTTTTTAGGGGAATCAAAGGAATCTGCTGCCAGTTCAATCCCTCTTGAACACCATCACCATTGGTCATGGTCACATATGAAGAATGTTGCTCATCAACTGATAAATCTGGAATCAAGGTTGAACCATCTAAAATATAACGGTGTATTCCGTTCATATCAAAGACTTCCACCTTTTCAATAATCACTGGAATGTTCTTATTGTACCCGGCAACCAAGTATAATCTAACTGCACCTTGCAGTTTGGTATGGTCTGAATCTTTCCAAAATGGAAGAATTTCATATGCCGGAAACACTCTGAATGTAAATTTTCCCTCATCATCATAATATGGGTACAACCATGAGATACCTCCATTGTAGGCATACTTTGCCGATTTCTTAATGATACGCATAAAACTCTTATTGAACACTTCTTTGAGAAGTGCCGCATATTGCTCATTATCGCATTCAATGGCAAAAGGTTGACCGAACAAATAGTTGGTTTTTTGGTTGACCATCTTTGCATACTGGTTATCAATGATTTGGTTATTTGGCAGATTTTCAACAACTTGCAGTTTTCCATCTTCACCTATCATGGTACGTTTCCGCAATAAAATGTCATGTTCATTGTCATAATACAGATGACCTTTTATCTGTAACTGTCTTTCCGGCGAACCTTTCCACCGCATTATGGATTCTTCCAAAAACTCTCGATTGCTCATATCCCCATTGATGCCATATAGGATAAAGTGAGATATTTTATCAACCAAATTATTCAAACCGTTCAATTTGTTCACCCCTTTCATTGTGTAATAATATCAAAACCACTGAAAACCATTTGATTTCAGGGGAATTTGTTTCTAATTTGTTTCTTTTAGTCAAAACTAAATGCATCACCTTTTACAATGCTTTCAATAGCATACCGCATTGCATCCATCAGGTGGTTAAAGTCATCAATAGGGCGGTTCAGTTTCTTTCCTGTTTTACTGTCAGTGTCCCACGTATAGTTGCTTATCTCTGTAAGAAAGTTTACACACCGGGGATGTACAATAATGTGATAATCCTGAATGAAGTCAATACCGTTGTTGATACTGTCTTTGCCCTTCCTTGCTTTTCGGATGCCTTTTAATCCCAGTTCACGCAATCGGTCAATGCTCTTTGGTTCAGCAGAATCAGCAGTTATCTTTTCTTTGAGATACCCCATCCGCTGCACTTCATCCGCAATGGCTTCATTGCTCATCCCAAGGGAATACATTTCATCAAATACCCATATCGTTTTGCTTGTAGTATCAATAAAACCACAAAACAAAGCACTTGGGTCATTCGTATAACCAAAATCAAGACCAAATGCGGTTTTTATTCCGGTTATTTTCTTTATGTCATCAACACTGAATGCTTTTTCTTCCCAATTCTCATAAACTAAACCATCTACAATACCCCAATCACCTAATCCGGCAACTTGGTATCTGCGTGGATTCTGCTTTTTCATGGTTTCAAAAACCTTTAGGTCAGCAGCATCCAACCATTCATTGCAAAGGTAATTGGTGGTCATTGCTAATATGTCAGAATCAGCATCAGCATCAAAAAACCGCTTTTTTATCCAGTGGTGTTCATTCCAAGGGTTCAAGGTCAATGTAATTTGCTTGAACAATCCTGAACCTTCTGGTACCGCACCACGAATTGATTCATCCAACATATTGAAATCATCTTCTGAACTGATTTCATATGCTTCTTCAATCCACATCCAACACAAGCAGCCAACATCAACTGTTATTGATGTCACTTTCAATGGGTCATCAAGTCCCCGGAAATAGATTTTTTGTCCTGTTGGTATGTAGGTCATTTCAAGGGGTGATTCTTTTATATCCCAAAATGCATCAACACCTAATCTGTGAATTGCCCATTTCAGTTCAGTAAAACATGAATCTTTTAATGTTCTGAATGTCTTTCTGACCACAAGTGCATTTGCATCCGGATATTTCATCATATTGGTGATATACCA